ATTTGATGGGTTATATTTTAAAAATAATATTATATCAACAGAAGGTTCTGCAACTGGGAATTTCTCAGCTGGCGAACTAACAGCAGAAGCAAATGGTCCATACGATAGAAAAATAGAAATTAACGGAGTTAAAGTAGTTGGTACTTCAGCAGTTGGCGGAGCAACAGCAAACTCAGATGAATTTATTATGAAAGTTGCTAGAACTTTCCAACTAATGACAGACCCAACAGGCGTTGATATAGACAGTACTAGAATTAATAATATGATTACTTGTCTTAATGGAACAACAGGATCTCATATAGGATATCCAACAGCACAATTAGTAGGTTGGAATAGTCCAAGTGCATATACTCCATCAATAGTAGATAACCAAGCAGGAAATAATTATTCAGGACTTGATACATTTAAAAATGCTCACGCAACAGTAGATTATGTTTGGGAATATCCAAACGGTTCTGGAGTACAAAATGATACTATTATGGAAGTAGTTGAACACGTACTTCATACATTATCACAATGGGGATTTCCAGGATCTGATTCTGCACTTGCTAATAATAATCAAACAAGTGATTTATATCTTGCAATGCAAGAAGCTAGAAGTAATCAATCTAATGGAGCAGTAATATTTGATATTTCAAATTACTCAGGAGACTTCAACGGAGATGCTGAATATAGAGCATTGTTAATGAGAGAATATGTTTTCTTATTAGTAATTTCTATGTGGGAATACTTTCCAGAATTTGTAAGTGGAGGAAGTTTAGCACCTGAATGGAATGATGATGCAAGAACACCAAGTGGTGTACAAACACACAATCCATTAGGATATGCATTATATAATGATCATATTAAAAAAATAATTACAAAACCAAATGTTGCAACACTTAGAAATATGTACCAAGCAAATAATACAGGAAAGTCTGGATATTTTGCAGGTGCTGGCAACGGCGATGTTATCTTACAAACTAGTGCAAATCTTACAATTGATTCTACTGGTGAACTTAGATTGCCTAAGGGAACTACAACAGAGCGTCCAAGTGTACAAGGTGGACTTAGATACAATAATGTTGTTGGAGCATTTGAAGGAGTAGAACCTACTGGTCCTGTAAGTTTACAAGGTATATATGACTCTGATAGAGATACGTATTTAGATCTTTCAAATAACCAATTTCAGTTTGTTACAGCAGGACAAACAAATCATACATTAAATGGAATACTTTTAGAAAGTGGCGGATTTAGTAGTGATCACAAAATTTCTATTGATGGAAATGTTATTTCTACTGATGAACAAGATGGAACATTCCAACTTAAATCAAACGGAACTGGAAAAACTTTAATAGGTGATTTACAATTCCAAACAAACGACTTATATAACGACTCTAATAGCAATTTTATTATTAATCATACTAATAATACAAATCTTGCTTATTTAAAAATTGAAAACGTAAACGGGATAGTTCCACCAATTGGAACTACAGCACAACGTCCAGGTAGCCCAGAAGTTGGGACTACAAGATATAATGTGACACCAAGCATAAATTATGTTGAAACTTGGAACGGATCTAACTGGATAAATGCCGCAGGAAACGTTTCTTCTATTGCAGAAACCGACGTTGAAGAATTAGCCTACGTATACAACCTTATCCTGGACTAATTAAAGATTTAGCATAAATAATAGTAATGCAATAAAGAGCTTGGCCAAAGCTGTTGCAAGACAAACTGTGGTTAGCCGGCAAAGAGCAAATGCTGTAAATCGGGCTAGAGGGACAGGATCCCCGTATTGAGGAGTAGACATGGCAATTGGTCGCATATCTGGTCCGTTACTGAAGTCAAATTTGTTACGTAATGGTACGGATTTAGCTTTTGAAACAGACCTACTATATTTAGACGTTACAAACCGCCGGATCGGTGTAAAAACAACATCACCTCAATATACATTAGACGTCCAAGGCGTAGCTAGAGTAACAGATCTAGAAATCACAAACAATACATTTCAAGTAGGAAACGTAACACTTGACGGTGGTACAGGAACTATTTCTACATCCGCACAAGAATTTTCAATAGCAACAGCAGATAGCACTATTGTAGGTAATAGAGTTGTTGTTGGCAACTTGGAAATGAATAATAATTTCATTGAAAATACAAACACAAACGAAGACTTATATATTAGAGCTAACGGTACAGGTACTGTTAACATTGTCGGTAACACACAAGTAACTGGAAACTTACACGCAACTGGAAATATTTCAGCTGGCGGAGATATTACACTTGGTGATGCAGATACAGATAACATTTTTATCAATGCTGATATTGCCAGTGATATTATGCCAGATGCTCATAATACATATAATATTGGTTCAAATGCAAAACGGTGGGCAACGGGTTATTTTGCAAATGTTACAACAGATAACTTAACAACAAATGACTTAAACTTTGGTAGCATTAACTTAATTTCAACACCAGGAAACCTTTTCTATGTTGGAGTTAATGGAAGCGATTCTGCAACAGGAGCTCATCCACAAGATCCAGTTAGAACTATTTCTAAAGGATTAGAACTTGCTGGAGTTGGCGATACTGTTTATGTTTACCCAGGTGCATATCAAGAAGCATTTCCTTTAAACGTTCCTCTAGGAGTAACTGTAAAAGGACATAGTTTACGTTCAGTTGAAGTTTCACCAACTAGTGGAACACAGAGCAACGATGCTTTTGTAATGCAAGGTGATTCAACAGTTGAAGATTTAACAATTAAAGATTTTTATTATAACGCAAGTGGCAACACAGGTTACGGATTTAGATTTGCAACTAACTTTAGAGTTTACGCAAGATCACCATATGTGAGAAACGTAACTATCATTACAAAAGGAACAACAACTAGTAATTCAGACCCAAGAGGTTTTGATGCAGGTGACGCAGGTCGAGGAGCATACGTAGACGGAAGTATTGCTAATGTAGATTCACGAGAAGCAAGTATGTTATTCCATTCTTGTACAATGATTACTCCGGGCGTTACAGGACTAAAAGTAACAAATGGTGCAAGAGTTGAATGGTTAAATTGTTTTACATACTTTGCTGATAAAGGAATTGAAATTGTAGATGGAACAGCAGGATTAAAAAGCGACGGAAAAACTAAAATTAAATATAGCGGATTAAGTGGTTCGGCTCCAGTAGCAGGAAACGCAATTACACTTTATGATGCAAACGGCACACAACTTGCAACATCAACAATTGAATCAGTTGATACTAATACAGTTATAATTGACGGCAAAGCAACAGGATTTATTACACCATTAAGTAGAAATAAGAAAACAGTTACATCTATTGGTAATGCACAAATTACAACAACTGCTCCAGTCAAATGGGGAACTGGAATAGGTTTATTAAACTTTGGCGGTACAGGAGATAGATTTAGTATAACAACACAAACAGACTTTGGGTTTGGTACTGGAGACTTTAGTGTTGAAGGATACCTTTACTTGTCAGATGATACTGGTACAGAATCAATGTTTGATTTTAGAGCAGGATCAGATACAGATAGTGCTCTACACATTTACACAGTAGATAGAAAACCAAAAATAGATATTGGTACAACATCAATATTAGCACCAAACGTAACACTTATAAACACAACTTTTTATCATATACTTGTATCAAGGGTTGGAACAACTGTTAGATTGTTTATTGACGGAGCACTTCAAGGAACACAAACTGGAGTTTCAACTGATTTAGGAACAACTAAACCATTAATAATTGGTTCTAAGTATGATGGAAGTTCAAGTGATTTACAAGGAAGAATAGACGATGTAAGAGTTAGAAAAGCAACTGGCGTTGATACTGCATTTTCTGCTTTAACGGCGGCGTCTGTTGTTGACCAATACACAGTATTAAAATTAGAATTTGAAGGCGACAATGCAAGCCAAATTGTTACAGATAATGATACGTTTATACAAGATGTAAGATTTACTGGTGGAGCAACAGCTTCAGCAATTACATTAATCGATCATACAGACTTTGGTGGTGAAATTAGATCTATTGCTAGTGCATCTGTTTATGGTAACTATGGATTACACGGTGACGGATCAGGTTGTACAGTTTATGCTATTGGAATGAACTTAGCATACATTGGCGTAGGTAAAGATGTTACTAATGATACTACTCAAGTTATACAAGCAAACGAAGTTACAGCAAACAATGGTGCAAATATTTACTTTAGTACAGTTGACCACAAAGGTGATTTTAGAGTTGGTGATTTATTTAGAATTGATCAATCAACAGGTGAAGTAACATTTACAAACGCAGAATTTTTATTTAATAACAACCAAGGTATTACTTTTACTGACGGTGTTAACACTACAATTATTGACGGAACAAAAATTGAATCAGGTGCTATAAGAATTAGTGGAAATACAATTTCTAGTACAAGTGGAAATATTAACATAAACAGTACTGGCGGAACTATTAACTTATTAGACAACGTAAGTGTAACTGGAAACTTAGATGTAACTGGTAATGTTACTGTTGGAGGAAATATTACCCTTGGTGACGAAACTACTGATACTATTAGTATTGGAGCATCTATAGCAAGTGATATTATTCCAAGTTTAGATAACACTTATAAGTTAGGAACAACAAACCTTGCATGGTCAGAATTAAATGTTGGTAAAGCTGTTATTGATGATATTACTATTGACAACGACACAATACAATCAATAGCAAGTGACGGAAATATAAATTTTGTTGCTAATGGTGTTGGTAAAATTGTTATTGACAATCTTAAGTTTAACTCAAATATTATTTCTAATACTGGCGGAGATATTGTATTAGATCCTAGTTCAGAATCAGTACAAGTAAGTGGAACTGGAGCATTAGTTCTTCCGAAAGGAACTACAGCACAAAGACCAGGAAGTCCTATAACTGGTATGCTTAGATATAACTCAGAAACTGAAGTTTTTGAAGCATACGACGGACAATGGTCAACATTAGGTGGTGTTTATGACGCTGATAGAGACACTTATATTACAGCAGAACAAACTCCAGGAGCAGATGACGATAAATTGCGTTTTTATGCTGGAGGATCACTAGTAGCAGACGTAACAGCAACTAGATTTGACATTAAAAAACTAGAAGTTGATGATATTTCAGTATCTGGAAACACTTTACAGACGATTGCTACAAATCAAAACTTGGTTTTACAAGCAAATGGTGGTGGACTAGTTTCCATAGAAAACTTTAGTTTTAATGGAAATCAGATAACTAATACTGTAGAAGGTGCAGTTACCACTCTAAAACAAACTGGTACAGGTTACTTTAAAGTACAAGGTACTGGTGGTTTTGTAATACCCGTTGGTAATAACGCAAATAGACATCCTAGTCCAGAGACAGGAATGATGCGTTATAATACCGTAGAAGATAGGGTTGAAATTTACGATATAGGTGGACAATGGGTGTCAGTTGCAGGTTCTACTGGTGCTGTTACATTTAATGATGCAGAGGAAATAGCAATTAAACTTGCACTAACTTTATAGGAATAGAAAATGGCGACGAATTTTAAAAATATAATTGGCAAAGATATAGGAACACAACGAGTAGCTGTGTATACTGTACCGGCGGCAACAAGCACAACTGTTATAGGAATGAATATTGCTAATCTTACAGATAGCATGATAAACTGTAGTATTGAAATTGGCGACGAAGCAAGTAACATTGCATTTTTAATTAAAGACATGCCTATAGCACCAAACACCTCAATGAAACCGATAGGTAAAGGTGAAAAAATAATTTTAGATGCAACAAATGTAATGTATGTTACGTCTAATCAACCAGATGCACTTGATGTAATTCTGAGCATAGTGGAGATAGTATAATGGCTGATACATTTTTAGGACAAAGTATTACAGATATGGTCAACCAGACCGATGCAAGATACTTTTACGGATTACGCAGAACTGATGATGGCGAGCTTTTTATGGCAAAAGTTGATCAATTAAAATCAGGCGACTCTATTAGCTTAAATCAAGAAGGCGATCCAAGCAAAAATTACGAAGATTTTGATTCAGGGGAAGATTTCTTTGAAGGCAGAAATGTAAATCATGAAAAGGTTTACGAGAATTTAAACTATGAACAATACAAATGGGATAACAGGAGTTTGTTTTACTATATAGATGACAGTGGGAATTTTGTAGTAAGAGTAAACGAAGGGTACAATTACCCAACTGGAGTATAATAAATACATAAAAGGTTACTAAAATGGCAGATTTTAAACTAAGCAGAATAAGATTTAATTGGAAAAGTACGTGGGTAAGTGGTACTGATTATATCGTTGACGATATGATTGAACACAACGGATTTACTTACGTTGCTTTACGGACACACGCTTCAGCAGATTTTTACAATGATTTAAGTGGTACAGATTTAACCCCGGCAAAACCAAAATGGAAAAAGCAATCAGAAGGTAAAAGTTGGCTAGGTAATTGGGGTGTAGCAACAGCTTATAAATTAGGAAACATAGTAAAGTATGGTGCATCGGTTTACGAATGTACAGAAGCACATACATCTGCCGCTACGTTTTCATCTGCTACAGACGGTTTAGTTGCTGACATTAATAAATGGACATTAGTTGCTGTTTCTTCCGCTGATTGGAAGTATAACTGGACTATAAACACACTTTACAGAATTAACGACCTTGCAAGATACAATGGTAAAGTTTACAAATGTACAGCTCAGCACGTATCTGCCGCAACTACATTACTAGGTTTAGAAGCTGACCAACCTAAGTGGTCTGTATTATCAGATTCTGACACTTGGAGAGGTACTTGGTCAATTGGAACTAGATATAAAGTAAATGATATTGTTAAGTATGGTGGAATAGTATACAAATGTGTTAATGGTCACGTATCTGCAGACAATACAACTTTAGGATTAGAAGAAGATCAAGCTAAATGGGAAATGCATGTTGACGGAATTGAATATGTTGTTAAAAATCTAGGTACAACACCTGTAACATATTCGGGTGCATGGCAAGTTGGTTACAGATATAAGAAAAATGACGTTGTAAAAAGAGGTGGAAACCTTTTAAAAGCAGTAAGCGGACATACTTCTAGTGTAGGCGACGACGGATTTAAAGTAGATCAAGCCGCAGGTAAATGGTCTATATATCTTCCAGGTTCTGAATATGAAAACGCTTGGTCAGAAGCTGTTTATTATCAACCAGGCGATATGGTTTTATACGGCGGATACATTTATAAATCACTTAGCTATAATGTTGGGTATAAACCAGCACAATATCCAACAGACTGGAATGTAACATTTGAAGGTTATAATTTTAGAAATGAATGGAATGATGCAGGTTCAGAAACTAGTTCAACAATTATTGAGTACAGAACTGGTGATATTGTAAGATTAACAGGTAATCTTTATATTGCTATTCAAGATAGTACAAATCTTCAACCAGACCAGTGGCCAACTTATTGGGAACACTTAGTAGATGGTAGACAATTTAGAGACACTTGGGAAGATAACCAAGAATATTACAAAGGTGATATTGTTACTTGGGCAGGTACATCTTATACTTGTTTAAAATATCATAGATCAACAGAATCAGCATCAAGACCAGACATGGATGTTGAACAACCAGATCAAAATTTCTGGAAAATAATGATCCTTGGTACAAGAACTAACAAACTTGCTAGAAAAGGTGACTTAAAAACTTTTGACAACCAAGATTCAACTGCTATTGATACTGTAAGATTAGCCGCAGGAACAACAGGACAAATTTTAAGAGCAACAACTAGAATGCCTATGTGGGATACTTTTGACTTACAGCAAAAAGTTTATTATGTAAGTGAAAATGGTGTTGACGACGAATCACAAGGTGGTACTTTAAACGCTCCATTTAGAACAGTTGGGTTTGCTTGTACATATTTGTTAAGAAACGAAAATACTAGAGTTGGTACTGGTGCAAAAATTAATGTATTAGCTGGTGATTATCCAGAAATACTTCCAATTAGTATTCCGGCACACGTTGCTATTGTTGGAGCAGAACTTAGAACAACAACAATTAGACCAGCAGAACTTGGCAGAGATACTGTATTATCAGAAAGAACAACTGCAAATCCAGTACAAACAGCTATAAACATTTCATCTAACAATCAAAATCAAAATATGTTTCTTGTTAGAAACGGAACAGGTATTAGAGATTGTACATTAAAAGGATTAACTGGTACACTAGGAACAGCTAATACTTACGGAACAAAACGTCCAACAGGCGGAGCATTTGTTTCATTAGATCCAGGAACAGGTCCAGCAGATTCTAGTACTTGGATTGCTACAACAAACAAAATGCAATATACACCGACTGCAGGAACTTATGCTCCAGCAACTGGTGTAATGACACTTACAATTCCTAATACTCAGTATACTCCGCAAACAGGAACTACTTATGATCCAGTTACTGGATTAATGAAACTTGTATTAGGTTCAAGTCACGGATTACAAGTTGGCGAAGAAGTTTCAGTAGACGCTAATTCACTTACTTTTAGTTGTTCTTACGGTTATGGAGAACACATATATACAGGTGGTACTGTATCAAGTGCTATTACAATTACTGCTGGTAATGTTAGTAAAGATGTAACTATGGCTTGGTATAATCACCAAACAGGTATATTAGAAATGCAAATTGGCTCACATGCTTTTACAACTGCTGATACTGTAACGATTGGTACTGATAAACTCACGTTTACTTGTGAAGCTGATAACCATGCTACAACACATACGTATCCAAGAGCAACAGATCCAGCGGCTGGAAGTGCAATAGCTATAACTTCAACTACAGGAAGTACTATTTCTTGTAACGTTGGTGCAGTTCCAAAACAAACTAATCACACTTATCCACGTATTAGCGATCCAATGTACGGAGAGACAAGAAGAGTTGTTGCGGCAGATGCTACTTCTATTACAATTAATTGTGGAATTTCGTCTAACCAAACTACTCATACATTTATATCAGCAAACGCTGGAGCAGTTAATTGGACACATAACATTAAAAAAGGCAATGCTATAACAATTGATGCAAATAGTTTAACTTGGACTTGTGCAATGGACGGTCATGGATCAGATCACACATATCCTAGAACAACAGATCCGTACTACAACAAAAATATACAAATTACTAATGTAGCAGGTAATGTAATTACATTTAACATTGGAATAAGTTCTAATACTTCTGCACATACATTTAAAAGTTCAGCGGCAAACAGTATTAACATGGAAAGAATACAAGCTGGTAAATCACCATACATTCAAGGCGTTACTACAATAGGTGATAATTGTGTTGGATTAAAAATTGATGGTTCATTACATAACGGCGGTAACAAATCTTGTGTTGCAAACGACTTTACACAGGTACTTAGTGATGGTATTGGATACTGGGCAACTAACTTAGGGCGTTCAGAACTTGTGTCTGTGTTTACATATTACGCACATATTGGTTACCTTTCAGAAAATGGCGGTATATTACGTGCAACTAATGGTAACAACTCTTATGGAACGTTTGGTTCTGTTGCAGAAGGTTTTGACTCAACTGAAACTCCACAAACAGTTACAGTAAACAATAGATCCGGAGAAGCATCAGTTGAAGATCCGTGGGTTGGTTCGACATCAGTACTTGCACTAGCATACGGTAACAATGGCCAATCATATACAAATGTAACTCCATCCGTGACACAAGCTTCTGGTACAGGACTTGATATGCGTTGGGACGAAATTCGTAACGGTGCTATTGATAAAATTACATTAGATCTTCCACCACTAGGTGATAGTACAAACATGGGTGGTAGAGGATATAAATTTGCGGCAAACAACGCACAAGGTGGAGACACAGATCAAATTACACTAGCGGCTTCAGAAACAAGAACTGCGGCACAAATGAACGGTTTAAGAATTTTAATTAAAGGCGGAGTTGGTTCTGGACAATATGGTTATATTTGGAACTATGATCCTGCAAGTAAAGTTGCTATGGTTTATAGAGAAAGTGATAACCAACCTGGTTGGGATAATATTGTACCAGGAAAAGTTCCAGCACTTACACTTGATGCTACAACAGAATACGAATATGAACCAAGAGTTAGTTTCACAGAACCACCATATAACCAAACAAATAACTCAGTTGCGTCAGGTACACTAGACATTGGGTATTCCGATAGTTTAGGAATGTTTTATTATGCTGTTCCTGGAACAGCAACTTGGTATGTATCAACAGACGGATCACTTTGGACTGAAAGAAATACATCTGCATCATTAGGAGCTAAATCATGGACACGTTTTAGTGCTGGCGGAATGTTGATTGCTGGTGTTGCAAACAATGATACAGTGATGGGATTCTCAAACGATGGTATTGTTTGGGACACATCTACTTTACCAGAGGCTCATACTTGGACTGGTGTACAACTAGGCGGTTCAGATGGTAAAACTCTTATAGTATGTGGTGATGGCACTTCCAAAGTTTATAGAGCACGTTTAACAACAGACGGAACATCAACTGTTGTTCCTTCTACTTGGACAAACCCAACAGCTAATACTACTGATCATGTAGGTATTGCTTACGGTCAAGGTAAATGGATTGCAATGGGTAAAACAGGAACAACAAGTATATCAACAGATGATGGTTTAACTTGGTCAGCAGGCGCGGCAGTAACCTTAGACGGAACTGAAGAATATAGTGACTTAGTATACGGAAATAACTGTTGGGTAGCTTCACTAGATAACGCAGATAGAATAATTTATAGTTCAGATGGATCTAATTGGTATGACTCAGGATTAGTTGGAGACTCAGGTAGGGAAGATTGGAAAATTGCTTACAAACAAGGTGTATTTTTAGCTGTAAGTGCAACAGGAACTACATTAAGTTCTGACAACGGGTATACTTGGAAAATTAGATCAACTAACGGAAACTTAACACACATTGTAGGTGGTACGAAAAATAACATGCCAGCATTTGTTGGACTTAATTCAGGAACAACTGGAAACATTATTACAGCAGGTGCAAGAGCAATAGGTAGAGTAGAAATTGCAAACGGAAAAATTGATAAATTTAAATTATATGATCCAGGTAGTGGATATGCAGTTTCACCAACAATAACAATTTATGATCCTGAAGAGTATGGAGAGCCGTACTACACCGCAACAATTAAAGACGGTGTATTACCTCAACCTAGTTTCTATAACAGAGGCTCGGGATATCAGAGTGCAATTATTACACTAACTGGTGACGGCTTTGCAGAAGAATTACAAATTGGAAACACTATGAAAGTTTCTGGAGTAAGTTTATTACCTGGTCCAGGTTCTAACTTTAGAATCTCAGGTCAAGATGATGTAATTTATAAAATGGTTAAAGTTACAGGATCAAGTGGTGTTTCACCAAATATTGAAATGACATTTCAAATATCACCGTTGCTTACAAGAGCAACAGCACCGGCACACGGAACATCAGCAACACTAAGAGAACGTTATAGTCAAGTTAGATTAACTGGACACGATTTCTTAGATATTGGTTCAGGAAACTTTACTAATACTAACTATCCAGGACTTTACTTAAACAACGAAACAAGAAAAGTATTAACAGCCGCAGACGGAACAACTTATAATCCAACTACAGGTGTATTACTACTTGAAGTTGGAGTAGACCATGGTGTAAATATAGGCGATCATATTACTATAGCTGATAATGCATTATCATTTCAGTGTGCTGAAGACAACTATACAACAACTCATACATATCCAAGATCAACAGATCCAATGTCAGGAGAAAGAAGAATTGTTGAAGGCGTAACAAGTACAACTATACAAATTAATTGTGGAATATCAAGTAACTTAACAAGTCACGTATTCCAATCAAGTATTGCTAATACAATAGAAGCATTTACAACATTTGAAGCAGTACAAGCAAGTGAAACTAAAGAATCTAACGGTGGTAGAGTGTTCTACACAAGTACAGACCAAGATGGTAACTACAGAGTTGGCGAACTATTTAAAGTTAGCCAAGCACAAGGTGGAGTTACTTTAAGTGCTGATTTCTTTGACTTAACAGGTTTAAGTGAAATTAGACTTGGTGGAATTAGCTTAGGTGGATCACAGGCTATTATTAGAGAATTTTCAACAGATAATACTTTTGTAGCATCCTCAAACAATATATTACCAACACAACGAGCATTAAAATCTTACATTGAGAACAGATTTTCAGGTGGTGGTGCTAACTTGTTTACTAACGAACTTACAGCAGGACAAATTAAAATTTCGTCTCGCTCAATTGACAACACAGCTGGAGCAAATACTCCAGATGCAATGACAACGGTAAGTCCGTTATTCACAGTTAACGGGCCTTTAGGTGGAGGATTACAGGCCTTAAATATGTTCTTCGGAGCAAGAACTGAACGAGATGACTTTAACGGTTAATGATAAATATGTATAATACCAAGAACGGAGCAAACAATGGCAGAATTTAAACTAGGTAGAATTAGATTTATATGGAAAGACAACTGGACGTCTTCTACTGCTTATCTAAAAGACGATGTAATTAGATATGGTGGAAGAACTTACGTTTGTGTTGCTGGACATACTTCAGGATCTAACTTTTACGATGATAGTGCGAGCTGGAACAATTTTAGTGACGGTACGCAATGGAAAGCAGATTGGTCACAAGCGACCTTTTATAAAATAAATGACATCGTTAGATACGGTGGAATTATTTATATTTGTAAAACAGGACATACAGCACAAGCTACACTAGAAGCTGATCAAAGTAAATGGGATCAGTTTGCTACGTCAATTGACTGGAAAGATAATTGGGTAGCCGCAACTGTTTACAAAGCAAACGATTTAGTAAAATATGGTGGAAACATTTACATTTGTAATACTGGTCATACTGCCGCGGCCACTAATGCACTTGGACTTGAACAAGACATATTAAAATGGGACCTATTCTCCGAAGGTCAAGATTGGAAAACAAACTGGGCAATTAACACTAGATATAAAATTAACGACATTGTTAAGTATGGTGGAACAATTTATGTTTGTAACACAGGACACACTTCAAACGCCGCGGCTTCGAGCGGATTAGAAGCTGATCAATCTAAGTGGGATTACCTAAATAAAGGTATTGACTACAAAGGTGAATGGGTAAACAGTTACAGATACAAAGTTAATGATGTTGTACTTTGGGGTGCAACACTATTCATTTGTACAACTCAACATACGTCAACTGTTACTAACGACGAATCACAGTTAGGAACATTACAAGCAGATATTGACAAATGGGATAAATTTGTTCCTGGTATGGAATTTGAAAATACTTGGTCAGGATATGAAAGATATCAACCAGGTGATTTTGTAACATACGGTGGTAATCAATATGTTGCAAATGCAAACGTATACTCTGAAGTTCCTCCCTCAAGTGCTAAATGGGATCTTGTAACTACAGGATTTAATTTAAGAGGCGATTGGGGAGCAGACTCAACTAACACAGAATATCATATTGGTGATGTTGTAAGACTAGGTGGTTACACTTATCTTGCGATTGCAAACAGTCAAGGACAACGTCCACCAAATGCAACTTACTGGTCAAGATTAAACCAAGGTATTGAATGGAAAGATACTTGGACTACTGCAACAATTTATGATGCAGGTGATGCAGTACGTGAAGGATTAATTAGTTATGTTTGTGTTCTAGGACACACTTCCGGTGGTAGTAATAAACCGTCAGTAGATACCGGTGGTACTTACTGGAAAAATGTAGCTAGTGGTTCTGAAGAAAGTGCAATTACAACAGAAGGTGATTTACTATACTACGGTGGATCAGGACCTACAAGACTTCCAATAGGAACAGAAGGTCAAGTTTTAAGCGTAAGTGCAAGTGGAAATCCAGAATGGAGAGACTTTGGTTCTACTCCTGATGTATACTATGTTGGAACAAACGGAGCAGATACTCCTTATCCAACAAATGGTGCTACACTTGATCGTCCTTGGAAAACTATTAGATATGCTTGTGAAGCAATAGATGATGGTGCAAGAAATCCAAATGCAGTACACTTACTAAGAATAAACAGATCATTTATTGCATACGAAACAGCCAAGTGGGCTAAAAGACAAATTATTCAACAAAATTCACCATTCTTTATTGGATTTAGTTTTAACGAAGCTAAGTTCCAAAGAATAGCAGGTTTTGCAATTGATGCTTTAACATTAGACCTTGCAAGAGGTGGAAATAGAGAATCAAGAAGAATGTCTACTACGTTTAAAGGCAATGTTAGTGGTGACTGGTTTGATACTGGTTCAGAGACACAAAACGTTGCGGCACTAAACTTTGTAATTACTATTGCAACTGATGTTATTAATAGTGCAACACCAGCGGCTGACTATCAAGCACTTGACGGTGTTGTATTAGCTGATAGATACTTGCAAATTAAAGATGCGGCTAACTATCCAGCAGAAGCAGACGCTGTAGCAGAAATAACAGCTAACATGGTTCTTGGTACTTCAGCAATTACACTTGGAGCTGGTTATACTATACCAACTGAAGTTTTCAAACATACAGTTGTATATGTAAAAACAGGCGAGTACAAAGAAGTACTTCCAATTAGAGTTCCAGAAAGATGTGCTATTGTTGGAGACGAATTACGTTCAACAAAAGTTATGCCAGCAGGACAGCTTACAACAGATTCAAACGATCTTACATATAGTAAAGCTGGAATCTTACATATGAAATCAATAATTGACAACATTGTTGAAGGTGCTAGTGTTACTGCACAAACAGGAAATGCTGTAGCACGTAACGATAGTAAACCTCACAGTACTTCAGCTGTAGGCGATATTTTAGAAGAACTTTGTCAAGAACTTCATGATAAAATTGATTATGAAATTGCTGGAGCATCAGGAGATTCGACTGCACCAGTAATGAGAGGTAATAATACTAGAGTTGACGATGAAGACAAAATGGCGGCAATTAGATTATTAGAACTTAACAAAGACTTTATTGCACGTGATGTTACAAAATATATTGCTGTTAATCATCCTTCATATAGCTTTAGTACAACAGCTTGTGAAAGAGATGTTAAACATTACTTAGATGGATTCATTTATGACTTAATTTATCCAGGTAACTATCGTACTTTAATGAACGGACATTTTTACGGAAACTCAGCAAGATCAGGTGGATCAGTACTTGAAAATATGTACTTGTGCAGAGACGCAACAGGTATTAGAAATCAAACATTAAGTGGATTAACTGGTGCATTAGGATCAGCAAACTCTTATGGAACTAAACGTCCATCCGCAGGTGCTTATCTTTCACTAGATCCAGGTTGGGGTCCAGATGATAACAGAGTATGGATTACTACAAGATCACCATATGCACAAGGTGTTACAAACTTTGGTACTGGTTGTATAGGACTTAAAGTTGATGGTAACTTACACAATGGTGGTAACGATTCAATTGTTGCAAACGACTTTACACAAATATTAAGTGATGGTATTGGTGCTTGGGTTACTAACTTAGGTAGAGCAGAACTTGTTTCTGTGTTCTCATACTACGGACACATTGGATATCTTGCAGAAAACGGCGGAAAAATTAGAGGTACTAATGGTAACTGTTCATACGGTGACAAAGGTGCTGTTTCAGAATATATTGACGTTACAGAAGTTCCAGTAACTGGTGGCGTAAACAATAGAAAAACTGAAGCACAAATTGGAAGAGCGTTAACTGATGGAAGTTCAATTGTCCACTTTGAATACACTAATGCAGGAACTGCTTATACAAGTGGAACTTACACAATAACTGGTAACGGTTATGGTGCGGCAGTTGCAAGTGCTAACGTTGTAAACAATGGTATTTTTGAAGTAAGATTAAGAAACCCAGATGACGGTTCAACATATGATACTAACGATGTAGATAATGATGGTGTTTTAAATGACCCAGATACAATTGGTGGTAGAGGATATGTTTCAAGTGAGAATACTGCACAGGGTGGTGGTACTTCTAGTATTACATTATCAAACACTGAAACTGCTAACAGTTCTAAATACGTAGGTATGAGAGTTGTAATTACAGCAGGTACAGGTGCTGGACAATACGCACAAATTACTGCTTATAATCCAGGTACAAAAGTAGCTAGTGTTGCTAAAGAATCAGACGGTACAGCTGGCTGGAATAACTGGCATCACAGTAACTCTATTGAAGCTACACTTGATGCAACAACAACTTATTCAATTGAACCAAGAGTATACTTTAGCGGAGGCGGCGGAACAGGCGCTCAAGTTAGAGCAAAAGTTTCTTCAGGTAGAATTACACAATTCTACATTATTAATCCAGGAAGTGGATACACTCAAACTCCTATGATGACAATAGTTGATCCAAATGAAACTATTGAAGCACCATTCCAAATTAGAATTGGTAACGGAGTGTTGAGTCAGCCTACTTGGACAAATAGAGGAACAGACTTTGAAACTGCAAGTGGTACAGTAAGCGGTGATGGATATGGAGATATATTCCAATCCGCACAATATATGAATACTTACGGACTAACAGACATACCAGAAGCAGGAGCAAACTTACAAATAGATGGTGATAGTAGATTCTTTAAAATTGTGTTTGTGAGAGAATTAACAGGTAGTGCAGGTAACTATGCCGCAAACCTTCAAATTTCTCCAAACTTAGGAGTTGAAAGTGCACCAGTACACGGTGCTAACTTAACTATACGAAAACGCTTTAGTCAAGTTAGATTAACTGGTCATGATTTCCTAGATATTGGTACAGGCAATTTTGCAAATACTAACTATCCAGGAACACCAAACGTAGCAAATGATCCCGAAGATGAAGTTAACGAGTACGGTGGAGGAAGAATATTCTACACAAGTACTGACCAAGATGGTAACTTTAGAGTTGGAAGATTGTTCAACGTTGAACAATCAACTGGATCGGCGAGCTTGAACACAAGTGCATTTAGCCTAGCAGGACTTCAAGAGTTGACACTAGGTTCAGTTGGACTTGGTCAAGGTGGAGCAACAATTAATGAATTTAGTACAGACGGTACGTTTAGTGCAAATTCAGATACTATTGTTCCGACACAAGCGGCTATTATAACTTACATCAATTCACAAATTGGTGGCGGTTCAAGTAGCCTTAACGTTAACGCAGTAACAGCCGGTAAAATAAATATTACTGGTAATACAATTAGTACAACAGATAGTTCACCAATTACTGTTACTACGGGAATGAACTTCAATGGCGGTGTTGCTGGATCTCCAGTTGCATTTGCGTACTATATGACGAGTAAAACATAATGGCTAAATATAACTATAGGAGTAGAAAATGGCATCAGGAATATTAGGATCAGCAGATCTTTCGCAAAACACAGATACCAGTGTCTATACCGTTCCAGCTAGTACTTATAGCGTCGTGACTGTTTCTGTTTGTAACAGAAATGCTTCACAATCGGCGAATATAAGAATTGCAGTTGCAACTAGTGGAACACCAGGAGCCGCAGATTATCTTGAATATCAAGTATCTCTGGGTGCAAACGGTGTTTTGGAAAGAACAGGTATAGTCGCACAAGCGGCAAGACAGGTAATTGTTAGATCGGACCAAGCATCTGTAACAGCAGTTGTGATGGGCATCGAAACAGCAGTACCGGCTTAAACATAGAGGATAGATAAAATGGGAAGAAGAATTTCAGTAGGTTCACCAGGTTTAACTATACCTTATGGGAACACAGCACAAAGAACAGCTGACGCAGGAGCAGGAGCATTAAGATTTAATACAGAAATTAATGTATTAGAACTTTATAATGGAACTTCATGGCTACCGGTCGGCGTCTTAAATGCTAAGACCATCACCACAACATATTCAGCTCACTCAGGAGAGCAGTTATTTTGTGATACCAATGGAGGTGGCTATACAGTTACTCTTCCATCGGCTCCTACAACAGGAGATATCATTAGATTTTACGATTTAAGAAAAACTTTTGATAGTAATAACTTAACAATTGGCCGTAATGGCAAATTGATTCAAGGTGATGCGGCTAACATGACTGTGAACTCAGAAGGTGCGGCGTTTGACCTAGTATACTCAGGCGACAGCTACGGCTGGCGTATCTTTGCTGTATAATATTATTGGAGAGAGAACCAAATGGCAACGTATTCAAGTTATAAAAAGATAACATCTGATGCTATACCCGATGGGGGCATTACAGCGGCAAAATTACAACCAGGTGCTGGTTCTTGTCGTTGCGTAAAATGGATTTATCACCCTAGAGGAATGGCTTGTCATGAATGTTCAAGTGCAGGAGACTGCTGTGGACAGGCATGTGGATATTGTTGTTATTGGACTGTTCCAAGCAATGTTTATAAGGTAACCTTTGAAATTTGGTCAGGTGGCGGTGGCGGCCCTGGACACACATGTTGTAATTGTTGTTCATTTGCAATAGGTGGACACGGCGGCGGTTATGCTAGTAGAAGCATAGATACTACTCCAGGGTGCGGATATACCGTATGTGCTGGTGGTAGTTGGCCATGTGATAAATCACATACTTGTCAAGCAGGTATGGGATGTCGTTCATATGTTAACGGACACAACTTATCAAACTTTTGTGTAGTTGGTGCTTGTGGCGGTTGGATGTGTAATGG